CATTGCGATCCACTACCCAGGCCTTGCCCTCTACTGCGCCCGCAGCAGGATCCTTAGCAGCAGTGGCTTGATCTAGTTTGGCTTTCTTCAGCTGCAAATCAATCATTTTCAGCTTCTTGTCAATTTTAGCAGTCTTGGCAGTGATGGCATGTCCCAGCAATACCCCAGCTGTTTGTAAGATTGTGCCACTGAATCTGGCTTCTACATTCATACCCAGATCCATTAAGTCTTCAAATCTTGCCTGTGCCAGCTTGGCTAATTCATCTAGCTCATAGTCGGCTGTGTCTAGATCACGTACACTAGGCAATGCAGCATCAATCTTGTCTATGTCAAGGTTTACTTGCTCCAGTATTTCTTTGTTTTTTTCAATTTCTTCTTGACTGGCAATGGGATCTGCATCCTCCTCCACGCCAGCCGAGTCAGGTAAATTAAACAAAGATTCTAATTTTTTAGTCATATGGTATTTAGCCAGTCTGGGCTAGATGGCTACACAAGATTACCTGGTGGATTTTACCCCGGCAAATATATCTTCTTCGGTGACTACTCGAAACTTAATTCCCTGCTGTGCGCACCAGGCTCGGGCTGCCTGCCACTTGGCCATGTTTAGTATCACAAAGGCACGGTCCCTGGGGCTGCGAGCGCTTTCCATTGTGGTTTCTTTTCTGGGCTTGACTTCGATTACTTCGGCAAATTTGGCATCATTTTTGTCCACATACACTATCATAAAGTCGGGAACATATATGGTGTTCTTGCCAGTCAAGGGATTGCGGTAAGGTATCATGAATGGCTCGCTGGCCCATTGTAGTACGGCAGGATTGTTATCACAAAAGGTCATGAATGTCATTTCCCAACTGCTGCGATATGTGGGCTGCTTTTTACCTACATATTTTCCAGGATTGCGTACCTGAAATTTGCCCTGCGCATACTTTGACATTATGCTAGTAGAGTTCTTGACACATACTTGTTGGTCTGTGGCGCATTATTGATGCCAAGATAACTGGTGCCAATTCTATTGAGATTTAAAAACATGGTAAGGTAACTGTTTAATTCACCTTTACTCATCTTACTAAATTTTTGCAGTACGTCCATGGGATCGGTTCGTTGTGCTAGACTGGTTAAAATAACTGCACCGGCTAGTGCTTTTGCACTTTCTTTGGTGTCAGTTACCTGTTGGAAAAATCCAATGATGCTGTCATCAACATTTTGACTGACTGTTACTGCCGGTAAGTAATAGTTATTGAAAAATGTCTGTGTGTCTTGGAGACTGTCTAAGTCAACAGTGTCGATATTGTTGTTGGTCATGTTTATACACTGCCTTGTTGTTGAGCCGGGTCACGTACATTGTTAACGCTGCCCACGGAATTAGTTGATGCGGCTTGTGCTCGCTGTGCAGGATCTAAGAATGTGTTCATAGTAGGTTGCGCAACCTCGGCACCACTTACTGCTGCCTGCTGAGCTCGCTGTGCAGGATCTAAGAAGCTGCTGGCCGATTGTGGGGCACCATTGGTGTTAGCACTAGCATCAGTTACTTCTTGATTAGGTAATTGTTTAGATTTGAATAAGCTGGATGCTGCCAGTAGTCCAGCACCGCCGGCTATCAGTCCAGCTGCACCGCCGCCGCCGCCACCTAGTCCGCCAAATGCGCCGCCAATGTTGTTGGAGATTGCGCCCAAGCTGTTGCTCAATCCCGGTATACTAGGAACAAATATTGATGAGCTGGGGTTATTACCGCGCAATATACTGGTGCCAATACCCAACAATTCGGTAGTAGCAGCAGATTTCAAATTCATATTTTTTAAATTGTTAAAACCACGTGCTGCCAAAAATGCAGCAGCACCATAGTTGCCTTCGGCTAGATTTTCTATTATATCATTGCCGGTTTCAAACAAGCCACCAGGACCAAGTATGCTGCGGCCGCCGCCACCTGCAGGTGTAAGCGGGCTTGGACTGGTATCGTAGTGTAGTTGCACAAAACCTTTGACAGTATTCGAACTGACAGTCCCATAGCAATAGAGTACACTTTCATAGTCAATTACCATCTCATGAGACATCATGTCGCCCGGGCCAGCTGCATGCTCACCATGGCGGAAACTTTTGATAACCGGATTGATCAGTATATACTCGCTGAATTTCTTTTGGTGTAGACTGTATATGCGTATGCTGTTTAAGTAAGGGACTCCATCAGTCTTTCTGGGAGTGTAGCCCCAAGCAGCAGTTGGCCTGATATCCTGATACTTGTGATCCATGTGATACAAGTCTTCAGTGTGATCGCTGTCTCTGTAGTAGTAGTTGTAATAATCAAACCAGAAGTTACGCACTAAATCAGCACTGTCATCATGGAATCCAAAAGTGAGACTATCGTAGTGTATTTTAGTCTGTACTATGTTGGGTCTGTTATAGGCATTGAAAGTTTTTGTATCTATGGTAAATTTGGGCAAGCTGGCATTTTTAACCAGCATGCCTAATTCGTAATTTTTATTAGGATTTTTTGGATCTGGGTTTGCTACGGGGTTAACATCAAAAAATACATGATACAAGAAGCCATACTTGGGCATTAACTTGTATTGGTCGTCAACAAACAATTTACTGGCGTGTTTGTAATCCTTAAGATTGTCACCAGTAGCGACTTGTTTTAGTGTGCTACCAGCAAAGTTTACTATATCATCAAAAATACCAGCCATATGTAAAATCCTTATATATTATTTAGCCACAAAAAAACCCAGCTAGGCTGGGTTTTTATAGTAGTAAATTGATTACATTGTTATGTTTTGACCGATAGTTCTGCCAATAAATGTACCAATTCCAGTACCACCAGGGGTTTGTACTGCATTGTCAAACTTCATGGTCATTGTGATTTGTACTGGCTCATTGTTGGCGTAGTTGGTTTCACCATAGGCAACTGACTGTAGATAGCAGCCATACAATTCCCAAGTTTCCAACACACCAGGTTCGTTTGCACCATTACCACCATCTAGCATTTCTAAACGTGTGATAAACTTGTAGTCAATGCCGCTGGCTGCGCTGCTTTGTTCCATGAAATCAAATTGTTTCTGTACTTGTTCACCAACTAACTTGGTAACATTACCTGGTGCATCATCACGCAATACAACTGCTACTTCGCCCCAAGTTGGCTTGCCGGCCAACTTTACCATACTGTTATAAACGTGTACTTCGATGTCACCAAATGTCACTGTTGGGCGAGCAAATGATACGATTTGTTTTGTTAATTCTACCCGGTTACTACTTACACCAAAACCTTCAAATGAGGCCCTGAATCTAAATTGTAATTTAGGCATCAATAGACCCTGGGCGCTAGCGCTCTGATCGCTTGCCAGTGGTACTGTAAATTTTGTTAATGATGCAACTGCCATTATGTTCTCCTGTTACTTTTATTTATCCAATTCTTGGTGCGTAATCGTGGCCCCTAAAAGCCACGATCACTCGCTTGTAGTATTACGCTCCGCCACCTTTGATAGTGCCTGGATTCTTCAATCGGATTGGAATGTAGATAAACTCAACAGCTTTCATTGGTTCAATAGCAATATCAACGTAAAGTTCATTTCTAGCAATGCGATCGGGTGTGTTATTTGACCCGTCACATACCACTAGGTAATCATATACACCGCGTTTAGCAACCAAATCGTTCAATGCACTAGAAACCACTGTTTTAATTTGGTCACGTGTGATTTTGTCATTTGGTTCAAACAAGAATTGATTAGCCAATGGTTGTAGTATTACACGCAAGTAGTTAACCAAACGTGCTACATTTACACGATCCAACGATGATGTGGTTGGGTTGCGTGTTTTTTGTCCATAAACTACAATACCACTTCCTTGCAGCAATGTGATAGGATTGATGTTGAGCTCATATAGTGCATCACGAGTTGAGTGACCGATTCCGGTTTTCTGGAATTCGCCGCTGCGACTGTCAATGTAACCAATTGCACTGGCGTTGTCTACTAGCCCACGACGTGTACCAGCTGGTGCAAACCACTGATAGCTTTGGTTATCACTACGGATATATGTGCGTAATGCAATGTGGCTAGGTGGTACGCAGATTTCGTGGCCGCCTAAGTCAGTAGTCAACGCACTTGGGTAGTACAATGCCATATATGGATCGTGTGTTACCTGCTCGGTGTTAAACTTGGTGATCTCAGTGATAGTAGAAGGCAAGTTCATTGGCGTGTCGGCAATGATAAATCCAGTATTGCTACGATCATTGTTCAATGCTACCAAATCTGTTGACAACTCTGGGTATCCAGGGCACAGCAACAGGTTAAAGTTGTAACCTTCTTCACGGATGTCCAAGCTGGCAGCAACTGCTGCTTTCAGTGCTTCGACAACCAATGCACGTTGAGCATAGTGACCAGCATATGGAGATCCATCATCTTTAAGTCCGCTGGTGGTTACCCAGGTATCTTTGATGTTTGGCAATCCCACATTAGGATATGCTTGTTCGTTAAAGTAATTTTTCACATAACGCTTGACATTGTATCCACTGCGACGAGTATTAAACAACAGGGTACCACGTGGATATAATCTGTAGTCTGGTGCGTCTAGATCGATAGCATCACTGTACTGTAGATTGGCCACGTCAGGATATGCCGCACCAATTGGATCTGCTAGGCCGTCGCCGTCCCAACGAGCATCTGCAAAAACGATTCCGTTTTGGCTCAATTGATCTGTTTTGTCAATCAACACCCATTTGCCCAAGGCACTGTAGCGATACAGCATAGGATAGTTTTCTAAGTCACCGCTGTCTAACCATAGATCACCAGCCACCAATGGATTGTTATCGCTCTGTGCTATTGGTTGGCTAGCACTCACAATAACACCGCCCGCGCTAGTTTGTTGTAGGTTAAAGCCGCGAGTGTCGCGTGGCACATTTTTGTACCCTCTCCAACCTGTGCCATCACTGATCAAGATGTCAATTGCAGCAGGGTCGCTGTAATACCAAATAGTACCATCATCGGGAGCAGTATATGGCTGTGATGAGCTAAAGGTGTATGTTGCAATTTTCCAGTTGGTTAGCGTAGGATCATCCATGCCCAATCCAGGGACAAAATTCTGAATAACATGTGTATTAGAATTACTGTCAAAACCAGCGTCCACAATTGGGTCAGTACCAACAGATGTGTTGTGCAAACTGATAATACCACCACCGGTATGGCTAATAGTGATAGAGCCACTGTTTTCTACTTTAGCTGTAACATGAGGTATGTTAGCAGCCAACACAGCAGAAACAAAAGCCACAGCATCAGTACCATTAATAGTGATTGCATATGTAGTAGGTGCTTGATTACCTGCATCAGACACAATCATGTTGAATGTATTGCCGCTGGTAAATGTCATGCCACTTTGGCTACCTGTCACGTGCATTGCACCACCAGTAGCCAGGGTGTAGATAGTGAAACTGCCTAATCCACCCATCATGGTTTGCTCTGATGTATCATACTTGACAAACACGGATCCAGCTACGATGTTTTTACCACCGCCACTGCGATCTAAATTATACAGTGCAGAATAGCCATCGGCATAAACTGGTGCAGCCAATTTGACCCATTTGCCCAGTGTAGAGTTGTATTGTTTGAAAACAAAATCAGTTCCGCTACCGTGAGCACTGGTCTTGATCCAAACGCTACCACTTGGGCGTGCCACTGTGTCAGCTGGATTCCATGCTGGCATCTGTGTGTAGGTTCCGTAGTAGAGTTCAGGGCAATAGTACATACCACCGGTAATACCCAATGCGGCCAAAGGACCGTTGTTACCGTCTTGTATGTTGATCGCACCATCCATGATTGCGTTGCTGGTGTTTGGATCAATTTGTGTTGGGTCACTTGCGCTGGTTCCGTCGACATAGAACACCAACTGTCCATTGACCGCTGCTGCAACAACACCATCAACCATAGCATTAGACAATGTGTTATTAATTAGTGTAACCACAGAAGAAATATTGGTTGCACCTGTAAGGTCAACTAGTGTTTGATTTACACTAAAGTCAGCACCGGCTGTGAAATCACATGTGGTTGCTGTGCCAGATACTGCGGGCCATGAATATTGCCATTCGCTAGTACCAAGTTGTACCCACATATTTTCTTTATTTTTGTAGAATATGTTATTGTTGGTATCAAACACCACTACAGCATAGCTACCAATTGTGCCAATACTGGATTTTGGAACCCATGTCATGGTAACTTGATCTTGGTCAGCATCAGCTTGGCTAGTGATTTTTAGAGGATTCTCAAGAGTATAGTCATCTTTTACAGAATTATACTGGTAAATTCCCCATGCAGTATCTGCGATGTCAAACCAATTGGTTCCATCTGGAACTTCGCCTCTTGGACGTACAGTGGTACCAACCAATTGATCTAAGTCAATGTCGGCACGCATGGCCCATACACGACCGGCTAGACCTAGTGCGCTATAAGCAGCCATCAATCCATATTCATTGCGCTCGTTGCCATGAATAGGAGTATTAGCAGATGTACGTTGGAATTCTGGTGCACCAAATGTGCCGACCAATTCGCGTTGGCTACTAATGCCATAGACTTTACCAGCATTGACTTTCAATGTACCGGGTGCTACTGCATTGTTGATTATTTTATTTTCTGCGCTGGCAAACAATACAAAAGGTATTGTACCAACTGCTGTTGGAAGATATGCACTTTCATCGATAACTGATATACTAATGCCTGGTGAAACTAAAGCTGCCATAGTGTTTTCCTTTAATAAGAACTTTGTATTATTTATTTTACAATCAACAAAAGGTGCCGTTATGCAGCCCTTAATTAAGGTATTGTATAAATATCAATATGAGCACTAGAAAACTATGCCCTACCTGCAACTCAGCTAGGCCTGTGGCTGTTAATTGTCACGTAGGTGAGAAAATATACTACAGAAAGCAGTGCGATGTCTGCCTGCGTGAAAAGCGCAAGATCAAACCAGCAGCACCCAGCTGGTTTAAAAACGGATATAGAAAAAAACCCACATGTGAAAAATGTGGGTTTAAAGCCAAGTATCCCGAGAATCAATTACGAGTGTTTTACCTTGATGGAGACCTAAGAAATAGCAATTGGTCTAATCTAAAAACGGTATGTTTAAACTGTCAGCAAGAAGTACACAAACTCAAACTGCCATGGCGGGAATCGGTCCTAGTACCAGATTTTTAATGTTTTCGTGCAGTTGATCTACAGTTCCATTATTGTCAACTACGGCATCAAATTTAGATCCCACCCATGCTGTTTCACTGGCGTGTATTTTTAGCTTATTTAACTTGGATCTGCTCAGCGCCCAGGTCATGTTGCCATGTTCGCCTTGATTAAATGCCAGTGCAGCATCATACCACTCGGGCAAGGGTCCACGCTGCACCCATAAAATTTTACCACCTTGCGCTCTAATAGAAGCAATCTCATTTGGGAATCTGCAGTCACTAATAACAATGTTGTCTGTGGCAGTACGCAGTTTGTTTTCTAGCGATGCAATCCAGATATCATCATGGAACCCGTGTCTACAAACTTCAGTGCCCCAGTATTGTAAGATCCAGCGTGGAGTAAGATTAGGCTTACCCAAGCGGTCTGCCCACCATGGATCTACTTGCTCACGCCATTCACGTGCCTGCTTGGTGCGACCTTCAAGCATGGTTCTATCCCATCCAAATACTGCTGCTGCGGCATCTTTGAGTGTATTAGCAAAGCTCTCACGACGGAATTCGTGAAAGTTAACCAAATAGTCTGCTGCTGTGTCTTTACCTGAACCGATAAATCCTACTAGTCCTACGATCATATGTTTCTCCTGCTAGTAGCATTATTACAAATTTATGTATGCTTGTCAACTTATCCGGTAATCCACCACATGGGTTGTGCCCCGTCTACATATCTGCGCAAGTCATCTTCTAACTTGTCCATTTCGGCTGCGGCCTCGGTTTTGAGTGCTTCGCCATTTAGGGTAGTACCGCCCTGTGGACCAGCTATAGATCCAAATTTGCTACGTGCTTCGCCTACAATGCGTTTAGCAAAACTGTAGGCATAGTCTTGAATCCAGGGAAAAGCCATGTGATCATTTAGTAGCATGACATCGGGCTTGTAATTGTAGATCTGCAACATCACGTTCTCAGAAGGCACGTCACTTAGATTACTCCACACTTGTGTACTGCGCAGATCTTGTGTCACAACTTCAGCTCGTTCCAGTTGTGTCTTGGCTTTGACTGTTATAGTGGTCAGCAATCCGTCTACGGCTTCAACCATGTAGTTGTTATTGTATCCACCAATGCGGCAATTGGCAACGGTAATGCTGTCGCCGGGATTGATGTGCCATACATCTTTTGTTCGTATAGTAATAGTGCTGCCCGCTGTTAGCCCACTTGCACTTAGTGCCAGCAATCTAATGTAATTGTGTCCAGCGTTAGGTATCTTGCGCACAATAGTCAGCTTCTTAGTAGTGGGATTCCACAAGAAGTTCATGAAACCACCAAACATCTTCATGGCTTGCTTTTGATAATCCACAAACAATTCGTAGTTGGTAAGTCCACCTACACGCCCTGCTACCAACATATAGGTATTCAAGTAGCCCGACGCAAATGGTTCAAACTGGCTGGCTGTGGTACCTGTAACGCTACCAATACCTCTGCGGAACACTTGTCGCACTGTCATGATTTCCTTGGGCAAGATGTACTCTTGTACTTCGGGCAGGAGATCTAGAAACGCATAACTCTCTTCTTGGCTGTTGGCACTGCGCTGACGATACTTGATTAGTGCTTGGTTGATGGCTAATTCGTAGTGTTCTTTGTCTAGTTCAACGTCAACGATTTGATCACCTAAACGCAGTCTAATATAGTCAGTGATTTCGGCTCGCTTGATGTTAAGAGATTCTAGCTGAGTATCATCAAATGCAATCTGCCCTGGCCCACCAAGATTGTCTGTGACTAGGCTAAGTGTGTTATTTTTTAATCCGGGTTTAAGTGTCGCCATGTTGGTATCCTGTTTGTGTATTTAGCACAGAACAGGATACCTACGATGACTATTGCACTTTGAGCAGCACAGTATCCTCATTGATACGCCCATTTAGACGGATCTCTGTAGCACGAATATCTTTGATAAACGTGCGCAATGCCACTTTACCTGCTTTGTTGAACTCTTTGAGCTGATCTGCTGGCTTGCGCAGTGTCTTGGCCACACTCTTCTGATCGTCAAAGTTCAAGATGCTGGTACCTTTTACAGTCAATGTCTGATAGCTGGCTGCTACATAACGACCCAGCTTACGTGTCTTGGCGTTAAAGATCCACAGCTCAGTAGCACCCACAATGTCCACAGGGTTGATACTGACCAGTTTGAGCTCTTTGTTCTCTTTGGCGTACTTGAGTCGTGCTACCAGCTTGTCTTTAGCAGGTGCTTTCTTGACACGTGTCACCCGCTTGGTGGCACGTTTGACGTCACGATACTGTTCAACTGCTGCCAGCAAGGCGTCAAGCCATGCCAAGATTCGACGATAGTCTGCTGCCTTGAGGAATCGATAGCCCTCAACCAGTTGCTCGTCTGCTTTGTCTTGTGCTCGTGCCAACTCGTCGCGATGACGCTGGAATACGGCTTGATACTTGCCCAGCTGGCTCTGTGCCACGCTGTGCGCAGTAAAGAAGTCGTAGGGCTTGAAGTCGCTCTTTACGTTAGCAAACACATCATCATATCGACCTTCGAGCTCACCAATCAATTCACTGGTTTTCTCGTTCAAACGGTCTTGGATGGTGGGGCGATACGCTTCTACTTTTACTGCTGTTTCTTCTACAGCCACTGTTTCGGGCTCGGCTGTACCAATGGCTTCAAGAATCATCTTGGTCATGAACTCGATATGACGTGGACGGAAGGGCATGCCAGCACGATGCGCCATGACCAGGCTGCACACTGTCATGGGGATGCTGCGATCTGCTGCACGATCAAATGCCTTAACTTCTTCTTTACTGAAGTCTGCAACCGACTTCATCCACTCTACCACATACTTTTTGGTTTCTTTTTGATTGTAGTAGTAATTGTAGTAGTAGAAGCTGCGACGTAGGTGATGATCAAAGTCCTCATCTGTCATGTCTCGGGCACGTTCAGTGTCCCAGGCTGGTTCGGGACCAGTGTACTTTTCATCAAAAAATATGGGATTGCGTGTCTTTTTAACTTTGTTTGCAATCTTAACGCCAGCTACTGTTGCCATGCATTTACTCCTAATGTAGTGGAACTCTGCTATTATATATGATATTGTTGCCCTTGTCAACCGGGCTAAATATCAAATAAGGACCCATTTTTATGCCACGTTTAAGCCTTTGGCGCGAAAATCACTCAAATGATTACAACTATTTTGATCGCAGGATCAGTGAGATGTTCACCATAGGCGGAACTGGCGTGCTGGTACACAAATATTTGGGCACCAAAAACAATACCAATTTGGACAACAAAGAAATTCCGAATTACGCAAATCAAAGCGAGCGCAACATACAAGACCTGTTGTTCTTAGAAAACCGTGATAGAAAATATGATACCAGTGTCTACAGCATGCGCGGTATCTATCAAGTCAGCGATAGTGATTTCAGTTTAGAGCAGTTTGGTCTTTTCTTACAAACCGGAACAGTGTTTATGACTTTCCACATCAATGACATGGTGTCAACTCTGGGTCGTAGGATAGTCAGCGGCGATGTGATTGAGCTGTTGCATCTTAAAGATTTTGAAGCACTAACTGATGTGCCGGTTGCACTCAAAAGATATTTCGTAGTTGGTGATGCCAGCAAAAGCAGCGAAGGATTTAGCCCCACTTGGTGGCCACATCTATGGCGTTGTAAAATCAACCCGTTAGTAGACAGCCAAGAGTACAAAGACATCATAAACCAAATCGAAACCACAACCAACGCCGCAGGTGACGAAGTTCCTGTTGGTACCTTGGGCAGCTTGTTGAGTACCTATAACAAATACAAAGACATCAATCAAGCCATTATAGATCAAGCCGAAATTGACTTGCCTAAGAGTGGCTACGACACTTCAATGATTTACACCAAACCAACTGCTGCCGACGGTACCGTAGGTGACCCAGTTGGCTTGTCAGCTGATAACGAAGGCACCATCGATGCAACATCAACTATCGATACTGCTGACAAAGCCAGAGTAACCCCAGACGCCAAAGTGTCAGGCTACATGACTGGAGATGGTGTTGCACCAAATGGACTGGCTGTTGCTACTGGTATCAGTTTCCCTTATGAACCAGTCACCGGAGACTACTGTTTAAGAGTTGACTATGTACCAAACCGTTTGTTTAGATTTGACGGCAAACGTTGGGTCAAGATTGAAGATAGTGTACGCACTAATTTGACTCCCGGTGCCGGCAACAATCAAACTCAGAAGAGCGGATTTGTCAATAATGCCAACACCTATACTGATTCGTCAGGTCAACAGCACAGCGAGCGACAGAGCCTGAGCCAAGCACTAAACCCAAGGCAGATAATTAATGACTGCTCCATATCATACAACTTTTTTCTACGATCGGCAAGTACGCAGATTCTTGCAGCAATTCATCCGCATCATCAGCAACTTTCAAGTTGAGATGGGCCTGGACGAAACAGGTAATCAGGTGCTACAGCAAGTGCCAGTGTTTTATGGTGATGCCAGCAGGCAGGCCAGCCAGATACTACGCAATAATAGTGAGAATGCTATCAAGAGCGTACCGGCCATGGCAGTACACATCAGCGCATTCAACTACGACCGAGATCGAGTACAAGATCCAACGCACGTAGGCAAGCTGAACATTAGAACACAGGCTGTTGACCCAGCAACTGGCTTGCCCACAGGGCAACAGGGCGATTCGTTTACTGTTGAGAGATTGATGCCAGTACCTTATAGGTTGACACTCAAAGTGGATGTGTGGACCAGCAATACTGAACAAAAACTCATGCTGTTAGAACAGATCATGGTGTTGTTTAATCCAGCATTTGAAATACAGAGCACTGACAACTATATTGATTGGACCAGTTTGAGTTATGTCTTGTTAACTAACATTGATTGGAGCAATCGTGCAGTTCCAGCTGGTACAGAAGAAACCATAGACATAGCCAGTTTGACGTTTGAACTTCCTATATGGATCAGCCCGCCGGCCAAGGTCAAGAAGCTGGGGGTGGTACAAGCAGTTATCAATTCCATGTATGACCCAAATGGCAATTTAGTGGATTTTGCGGGTGCCGCGGGCCATACTGGCGACCCGGGCTTGGGCGATTTCCTAACACAACGGGCTCTTACTTTCTTAAACTACGGCGTCATATATCAAGGCAATACACTAAAGTTAGTACGCAAAAACGACATTTCGGCCGTGGAAGCTAGTCTAAGTGTAGACTCAAATGTAAAAAACCGACTGCGCCATACATGGCCAGCAGTACTAGACCAATACGGAAAATTAAAAAATGGAACTAGCCAAATTAGATTGAAACAAAGTGGCGGTAGCGAAGTAGTTGGGGTTGTAGCTTTACACCCAACTGATGAATCTTTGTTGTTATTTACACCACATCTAGACACCTTGCCAGGCAATACATTGGATCCAATCAATGCCATTATCAATCCACTAAATGTCAACGTCAACACGCATTTACTAAATCCAGTGACTGGTACTAGATATTTGCTACTGCATGCCATAGGCAGCGCCAGCGACACCGAAAGTGCGCCAGCTTGGAATTACGCTGGACAGCCAGAGCTAATTGCTCAAGCAAATGATATAGTAGAATTCAACGGCAAGCATTGGGTGGTAGTTTTTGCTTCTACTACTCAAAAAAATGTCAATAGTCTTGAGTATGTGACCAATTTGACCACTGGTGTACAATATCGTTGGGCCAATTCAGAGTGGACCAAGAGCGTAGAAGGCACATATGATGCCGGCTTCTGGAGAATGATACTGTGATACAAGGCACTGGTGCGTTGATATGCTGCACCAAAACCAATCGTTATTTGTTTTTATTGCGAGCCGGCAACAAATATGCCAACACATGGGGACTGCCCGGTGGCAAAATCGAAGAAGGTGAGTTGGCTAGTACTGCACTGTCTCGGGAAATTGAAGAAGAACTAGGTGGTGTCATACGCGGCTGTAAACTGGTGCCCATAGAAACATTTACCAGTACCAATGAGAACTTTACCTATTCGACCTTTTTAATCACAGTTGAGCATGAGTTTATTCCCGAGTTAAACGAGGAGCATATTGGCTATGCTTGGGCTCCATTGGAACAGTACCCCAAGCCCCTGCATCCGGGTGTATGGAGAACTCTAGTACTGCCAGAAGTGGCAAATAAAATAACGATTGCTATACAAGCTCAAACACAATTAATAGTGGCATAAATTATGATATACGAAGAAGCCAAGCAGCAGTTGATGCCATTGCTATCAAGTGATAGACCAATTGGAATATTTGTCAGTGGCGGGTTTGACAGCAGTACTTTACTGTATCTTTGTCTTTCACTCATGCGTGAAAATAATCTATCTACAAAATTTAGAGCGTTTAATATCCCAAGCCACGTGGGTAGTGTGCGCCATGCTGTCCGAGTAGTCAAATGGATGAATAAAAAGTTTGGTACTAAAGTATACATCACGCTAGTCGGTGATCAGGACGAACATCATAGCAAACAGGTACTAAGCGGACTGCAGGATGCTGCTGAGGAATATGATCACCTTTTATTAGGGGACACATCAAATCCACCAGATTTGCCTGGCGGGCCCGAGCGCGTCAAGAGCACATCGAATAGAGTCGTACAACCTTTTTTTGATTTTACTAAAAAAGATGTAGTCAAACTGGCTTATGACATGGGATTTATTGAGGCTGGTGATCTAACACATACCTGCGCTATGACTACACTATCGGATGCCAGACGCTGTAATCAATGTTGGTTTTGCAAAGAGCGTGCATGGGCTTTTGCAGCCAACGGTATTATCGATACCGGTAAAATGTGATTAGGGTGTGAAGTACTCAGGAAAGTGTTCTTGAGCCCAAACTAGAGCATGCTCTAGATCTTTAAACGGGCGACCATCTACGCTGTCATGTGGTTGTCGCACCACATGATGTCCTTTTTCGTAGATGTCTAAACCAGTCTTGGGGTTAAAACTATAGGTAAAAGTTTCTTTGAATCTCATATGTGTATTTATACCTTGGTGTCAACTTCAAACACGTAGTGACCAGTGTGCTGGCAAATGACGCCGGTGTCGGCCCAGACACGGAATCCGCGTCGTCGAGCCTTGTTGCAAAAATCTAAATCTTCTGACACAGTATTGGCGTGATCAATCGCAGGATGATATTCAAATTGCGGATACCCAACTGTACGCATGACTGCGGCTTTGACCAAGACACAGCCAAATCCGCATGCGGCCACTTCCACCAGTCCCCGACCATGTAGGTCAGCATAGGTGATATTTGACACTCCACCTTGACTGTTGTCGTTGTATATTTCCAATATCTGCTGTCCAGGCTGGCGCTGTATGTACAGGCCCGATACCATGTCTTGATCATGTGCCAGCAGCCGTACTAGCGTGTCGGGCGCAAACGATATATCACTGTCTACACTGAACAAGTAGTCAAAGCCTTTTACCACCCAGTCAGCAATTAGATTGCGTATTTGATCCACACGATATCCAAAGAAGTACTGGAAAGTGACTTCACAATCATCCGGAACCGCTAAATCATAGATGCTTTTGAATGTAGCCGCTTCTATATACTTTGCAGTAGGTATAGCAATCAGTATTTTTTTCTTTTTATTAGTTGGCATGGTTACTAGTTCCTTTGCTTTGGGTAAAATTACCGGCCGGACCTGTTGATATACTGCGCTTTCCCGGTCCAAGAATCCAGCTGTGATTGTGGTGTCAGATGTGGTTGCTGCAAACGGTGTATAAAAATTCAAGTTGGTGATGAGATAATTGGTCTTGTCTAGGCTCAATTGTAGGTCAAACAAGTAATTGTCGCCAAAGTAGATGTCTAGTCCTTCTGGTATGTCGTGCCATGACTGCCGGTGTATAAACATCAAGCAACCAAATCCATAGGTGTGTTGATTGGTCCAAGGCACTATGTCTATGGCGCCAGTGGTGACTGCGGGTTGATTGAATTCAGCTACACCAGGGCACAATCCAAACACACCCGCCTCGGGAGTGATCAAGTATTGCAGTCGCTCAAACAGGTCAAGATCAAATGTGACATCATCATTGAGTATGCACACCCTCTCATTGCGGGCGATGCCTACACCAAAGTTCCAGGCGGGATTGACATAGATGTTGCCATCAAAATCAAACATGTGTATCTTTTCATGTTGCAGTTCCGGAGGTGTGCGGTCGTGTGCATTGTCCACGATGATGATCTCATCCACTGCCGGGTGTTGGCACAGCTGAGCCAAAAACGCAACAAATTGATCCCGCACACGCCACATGGTGGGAACCACAATGGAATACTTTTCTACTGGACGTTTATTGACGATAGCCTGTGCTGTGGCTGTTTGTTCTTGGCTGTTTACCTTGTAGTCGTTTAGTGGGTTTTTATCATTGTAGTTGTAGACTATCTGCTGTAGGCATTTGACCTTATTGGGATCAGCAGCTTCTATTAGAGCGTAGAATGTGGATCCATCACCACCGGCGCGGAACCATTGTCCTTGATTTTTAAACATGCTGTCGTCTAAATCATCAATCAGATACTTGCTAAATGTTCTTAGATGTGTATAGGGCAAGATCCAATTAAAGTGATGCTGTCTGTAGGTTCTCGTCTGCCGAACCTGTTCTGGATAAGGCTGACTGATCAAAGGAATGCTGTCGGCCATGCTCCAGCAGCTACCATAGGTAAACTCAGTAGTACCATCATATACACTATTATAGTAATTGAATATACTATTGTCGTTAACCAGGCTATCGTCACCGTCTAAGATCATGACTATGGCATTAGGATTAGTGATTTCTCTAATGGCAGTGACTTGATTGCAGACGGCACCCAGTCTCTCTTGATTGTAGACAATGGAGAATTTATCTTGTATGTAGTCGGGCAAACGATCCAGCGCAGCCAACAAAATGTCCACAGTATTGTCTGTGCTGGCATCATCCACCAAGATGTGCCGATAGTTATCATAGTCTTGTGTTACCACGCTCTCTATACAACGTGCTATGTAGTCCTGGCAATTATAGAATGTGCTCACTACCACTATCTCTTGTTGGGATCCAGATTTATAGTGTTCTAGTTCAACAGTATTATGATAGCGGCGCTGCCATATTAAATTCACTTGCCGATTGATCTTTGACGCCTGTTGATATTCTGCTCTTGTGAGATATCTGCCAGTTTGCTTAAAGAATAACTGCTTCCATTGCTGTGCTACACTATCCCACCCCGCAACAGGCTTCACAATGTTGCAATAGTATTGTTTTTGTTGATGTAAATAAGTGTCACGGTATGCGCGAACAGTCATGGCCACAAACTGTTCAATTTGCTGCGCCCGGTCAACATCGGGAAACAGGTTATTGGGCTCAACGGGATAATCAATCAAATAGCAGGCACCCTCTAGTGCCACTTCTTCTGCCGCGCCAAACCTACAGGTGATGACTGGAGTATTGTACAAGAGACTTTCCAGTATAGATATACCAAACGTTTCCGGGAAGGCGCAGGGATATATCATGAAATTGGCCTGTGCCAGTATTGTACCAATTTGTTGTTGCGGTATTACCCCCAAGAATTCAATGCCCCAATTGGCATACTTGGGATCAGCTACCATGCGCCGCCAATCTTGCTCCTGTGCATCAGGTTCTGACTGGGAACTGAATCTATAGTAGCCGCCAATGACTTTTAATCGGGCTTCGGGAATCTGTGCTTTGACTCTGGGCCAGATTTCATTTACCAAGGGTATCATGCCCTTGGTCACGCTGGCATTGTAGACAAATAGGTTTCTGTCCTTGGCAGCAATATCTACTTCGGGCACATAGCAGTTGGCGCCGTTGCGGGTGGCAAACATCTTGCGCTTGAGCACTTCAAAATTACGCCTGCGTCCGTGATTGCAGTTGGTTACATAACTGAGATGAAAATCACTCAGCGTGAATATGTTGGTTATGCGATTGGATAGTGCCAGTTCTTCGATTAGGTTGTCACCTAGACAGAAGGTATCATGCATCCACAGTATGCGCATCTTGGCCTGTGCCACGATATTGTTGTAAGGGTCATAAGACTGTAGAGCAAAGGCCCTGCCATCCTGCAATTTAGGATAGTCTGCAACATCCACAAAAGGAATCACCGTGCGACTGCTAACAACTACGTCAAATTCTTGCCGTACTGCTAGATCCGCAAGTGGGCGATAATTGACATGGTCGTAAGTGCCCGGGCGTGCCTGATCAATGTTGCAGTTGTTGAATACGGTGACACTGAATCCAACGTTGGCCAATTCACGTGCCATAAAGGTAACAGCGCTCTCACTACCGCCTAGGCCTTGATTGAATACTGTGGTTCCATCATATGGTAATCCAATGATGTCGATAATGGCAATTTTCATAGTGTATTTAATTATACACTCATTGCCGAAAAAAATAAACCGTTAATAGACGTTTTGGGGGTTGTAGGGATTGGTGCCAGTCTGACCTTTGACAGCGAATCCCACCCGCAAGCTGGCCAATCTTGGATCATTATCGTTGGTCACTGCTTGGATAGATTGGTAGTTTGTGGGTGCTGTATTGCTGGCCACGTAGTTCTTATCCGAATTCACCAGCATGAATTCGGGTTGTGTGTTGACAGTGATAATCTGTTGTGGCGCTCGGTTGTTTGTCACTGAATTTACATTAGCACTGTTGGGTACAAAGTAGCGTTGTGGCGATATGGTGCGTTGACTTGGTTCATACGCCACTGTTTGATTCAGCACAGTTGTCGGGGAGTAGTTGGCTGTGTTGTAGATGTTAGGTGTTGACACTAGATCATAATAAGGAAATGTTACCCCAACCGCGTATTGATCAATATACCCACTGATGTGATTAGAGTTGATATCCTGCGATAGATCTGCCAGCAGCACCTGTGAGCCGGCCCGTGTTGCTACTGAACCTGGTTGTAGGACAGCAGATGAAATTAGCGCACCACTGTCAGAATTAATTGCCCGGGGGATAGTACCTTGAGTCACCGTGCTGGCATTCGAGTTCAGCATGATGCCACTGGTATTAGTGTAAGAATTGACAGGACTGGGATTAGGATAGGTATAACTGGCTGATGTAGAGTATAGTATAACAAACGCCCCACCTGCGCCCCACCCTCTAGTGTTATCAACTGATGCCACATTACCGCCCGAGCCGCCACCACCAAACAATCCACCGTTACCATTAAAGCCAGGTAGGCCGCCTAAGCTGGAGGTGTTTAGTGTTAGATTACCACTACCACCGCTGCCATTAGCATTAGCTGCACCGCCTGTGCCACCGCGCCCCAAGCCCCAAATATCAACACCGCCTCCGCCGCCACTGGCTACAGTTGCGCTGGATCCGCCGCCTCCGCCACCTCCGTAGCCGCCAGTGTTGCCTGTTAGTAACGCACTACCACTGGCACCACCGCCGCCGCCAATAGAGTTGATCCATCCGTTGGCACCACCGCCGCCGCCGCCGTAAGGTCCACCTACGCCGCCGCGGCCAATGTCTGTGTAAAAGTAAACTACGGTACTGCTGTTAATGGCATGATACACATATCCAGATACTATACTGACATTGGATAAATTGGTTAGATTTGCTGTGCCAGCATATCTGAACAGTACTATGCCCGAACCGCCGCGGCCACCATAATTGAGATTAGTTGGATCTGCGCCTGCGCCGCCTCCGCCCCCTCCTGTATTTGTACTCCCAGCTTTGGCACTAGTTGGCAAGCCATACTGTCCACCATCACCGCCGCCACCATCACCACCGGGACGAATTACACCTCCTGAGTTGCTGGCGCCACCACCGCCCCCGCCAGCATAGTTACCAGTGAATACTGTGCCTCCAGCAGTCCAAAGATTTCCTACACCGCCTGCTCCAGATACACTAGTAACTCTTGGTGCGCCCGGGCCGCCTGCGCCACCACCCCCGCCTGCGCCCTGTTGTCCTGCTGTACCAGCACCACCAGCACCACCGGCGAATCCCTGCACAGGCGTAGTTACTATAGCAGCACCGCCTGTGGCGCTATTACCTGAACCACCACCGCCCGAACCACCAGTGCTGCCCGCGTCTAAACTGGTAACGTTGGTACCACCGTATCCGCCACCGTTGGCTGTATAACTGAAAGCAGTAGTATTGCCACCGGCTGTGGGTACTGCTAGGTTTGCAGAATAGGATCCAGTACCGCCTGCACCAACAGTAACTGTATACGCAGTAGCGGTATCAATCGTGATTGCGGAGAAGTAGCGGAATCCGCCTGCACCCCCACCACCACCCCCGGCGGCACCGGCTGTGCTGGAACCACCACCACCACCACCTGCTACTACTAAAAGATCTATTGTTAATGTTGGCATAAAATTACAATGTTATAGATCCGCCACTGGTAAAAATGTAAACTCTGTAGGATCCGTCGATGACATATGCTGGAGAACCAGTTGTTGATGTTGCAGCCGGATAAGTGTTTAGATAGCGAACGATTACTACACCATCGGCACCAGCACTTCCATGATTTGGATATGATCCACCGCCACCACCGGCACCAGAATTTACAAGCCCCACACGACCAACGCTGCCGCCGGCGTATGGTTGGCCACCGCCGCCAGTTCCTTGACTGCCAGAGCCACCGCCACCGCCACCAAGACCACCATTGCCACCAATACCTGCACTACCACCATTGGTATTTCCACCACCACCACCACCTGCAAAATAAACAGTTCCGCCGCTGACTTGCCCTATAGAATATGTGGTAGCAACCGTTGTACTGATGATTGCAGTAGATGGACCATCATTACCATTTTTCGTACCCGAAGCTGCACCGCCCGCGGCGCCACCACCAACACCTTGACCACTAGAACTACCAGTTGCTCCTGCACCGCCCAAAGCAGTGACTGATGTTGCAGCGTTGGTTAAGGATGAGCTTCCACCAGTGGCACTTAAAGCGGCGGACGTTCCGCCTGCGGCGCCGCCTCCTATAGAAGTAGATAGTGTTGATCCACTGTTAGCCACAAAAGTGCCGGTTAGAACCTGGCCGCCAGTGCCACCATTACCATTTCCTCGACCACCGCCACCACCACCACCTACAACTAGATATTCTACTGTAGGACCAGTTGATGTATCGTTAACTATAACTGGTGTTGATGTACCTATAACTGCACCTATTGTGCTGGCATTGCGTGCTTGTAACGTTGTATTTGTAATACCATCAAGAAGAAGATTGTTTATCACGCTTCTGACAACGATAGCAGAATTAGAATTCAGAGTTACTGTACCAGAAATAACAGCGTCGCTGAATCTACCGGCTGCTACATTTCCGGAGTCGGTCCAATATACTACGGTGCCTGTGGCAACGTTGGCTGTGGTCACAGTATATTGTACCGAAGTACCTTCGTTCATTGCAGCTACATTTGAGGCGATAGCAAATGTCTGTGGTGCTACTGCTATGGTTGGGCCTGTAGCTACTACTGTTCCCGATATTGATCCTGTTCGTAACTGTATAATAATATTCCTACTAGATCCCGGAACAGATTGTATAGCTGTTAAAGTCCTAACTATATTAAACGCTCCGCCAGTGATAGTTATTGGGCCACTGTTTATACCATCAATGAATTCATCGGTGGTCGTAGAACCCCCATTGGTCCAATACAGCGTGGTTCCATCTGCCACACCTGTAGTTCTAACATAAAAAGTGATACTAGTGCCATAGAGTACCACGTTGGCTGTGCTGGCAGTTACTGCGTAACTGGTTGTGACTATTTGAATAGTATATCTTTTAGTTATGGTTTGAGCCGGACCAGTCACTGCGGCACTGACAGTAAAAGGTGTGTACTCGGTGCTGCTGCTTAGATTTTGTTTGGTCCATGTAATAGCACCATTGGCAGTATTGAGTACTGCACCTGTAGGCAAACTGCCCGATGAAATGCTGTAGGTTATGGTTCTTAGGCTAGGATCTGCCGCAGATATGCGGGCGATGATACCACTGGAGTCTAAGGTCTGGACGCTGATGTCGTCGGTCTGCCAGTACAAACTACTACCCCCGGCGCCGCCTCCAGCAACTACCACTGCCACGTTGCTAGAGGGTCGAGTCATATAAGTGCTACCACCAGTCGTGCCAAATACCCCACCCGGGGCGCCGCCAGTGCCCACAACAACTGTGTAGGTTTCTCCCGGTGTAACTGTGTAACTGTTATAGTATGCCACGTTGCCACCATTGCCGCCCGTACCACCACCGGTTTTTTGTACACCACCACCACCGGCACCAACAGCACCCACTGTGATGCTGTATACTCCAGCTGGCACAGTCCACGTATAAGTGCCCGGAGTGGTGTAGGTCTGCGCCGAGTATGCCGATACGTTGGCAGTGATATCACCGTAGGGAATGTTTAAACCACTGTTGAAATACTGTGTGGTATAGTATGCAGGTGTGCCCGGAACAGATGGTACCAGTGTAGAATACACTACACCAGTACTGGTAAATGAAAAGTTATTTACACTGGAATCTGTTAGGTAAGTGGCGCTAGAATTCACCGATAACAGCAATTGAGTATTGGCTATATTGGCTGCTGTAATTGATGGGGTGAACTGTGTGGTATACAATCCAGTACCATTCACTATCCTAAAATTAGCAATATAGCCTGCAAGGTTATTAGCGCCACCCCCACCTACTGAGTTTTTGCCAATTGTGGGTCCACTTGACAAATAGTTGTTAGAATCAGCATATGTCGATCCTATCTGTATGCCGTCAAGGAATATCCTGGTTGATCCACTATTCTTAGATAGTGCCACATGATGCCATACGCCAGCTGTTACAGCCGCGGTGCCAGCTATGACATTTGTTGTGCTTACCATGAGACTTAAAATATTCCCGCCTTGGAAATAGAAGTTGACTGCCACTGCACTGCTGGCATTTCTGGCATCATATATGGTATAGTTGCCCCCGGTACCGGTCAAAAACAACCAGCACTCAATGGTAAACGGATTGGTGCCAAATGTCAGTGCAGCACTAGCACCCACAGTTACCACAAGATTTCCGGCGCCGTTAAATGCCAAGCTGCCGCCAGGCGAAATGGATACTGGCGTACTCAATTCCAACACAGGATCAATAGAATTGACACTGGGTACGCTGTCATAAACTGGAAAGTTTTGGTTACCCAAGCTGGCGCCGCGATCCACAACTGGTGTGGCATTACCAACTGTGTTAAAACCAAATGTTTGACCTCCTAAATTTACCAGAGCGTTTGCACCATATGTGCTTGGTAAATTGGCCGGCAAGTTTAAATAGTTGAATGTCTGATTGCCAAGTGAATACAGTGGATTATAGACCTGTACAGTGTTAGATAATATTGGTGTGGTATTGATTCGATTCAAGCCCACATTACTGCTGGTACGCACTATGGTCTCAGCCGGAACGATGTCTCCAGTGGTATTAATGCCTGCAGGTGATGACGGGCTGTACTTGGTGACCACAGTAACGATTTGATTTACTACTAGGTCTACGGCAGTTATTTCACTAAATGACATACTTGTATTTAACCGGTTATAGATACTGATCTGGCTCAGTTGGATCTTGCTGTGTACCAGTTTTGGTAATATAGGCTGCTTTCAGCGTCAATTTCCTTGGATCATTGGTAGTGGTCACTGGTTGAGCAGTCTGATAATTGAATGGTCGATTGTAGGTAGCCGGGAACGCAGGATCGCTGTTCTTCAACATCCACTCGGCTTGATAGTTGACCGTTACTGTGCTGTCGCTGGATATGATATTATTGGCTGCAAGTGCAAATGTTCTGTATACTGAAACAGTATTATTGGTATACGGTGACTCGTATGCAACGGGTACTCCCGCACTGGTTTGACTATAGGCAAGACTACCTGTGACCAACTGATCAAAGTTTGAATCTGTTACTACGCCTGATATGTTTGCAGCGACTCCACTAGTGGTATTTGTAGACTGTAAATTACCAAGGTAAGCAATGTTAAGTGGGCTGATATATGGGTAGGTGTAGGTGCTAGATGTAGTTGAATATACCAGTGCAAATGCACCATTTGCTCCCCATCCTTGTGAGGTATCCAATGAACTAGTAACGCCGCCACCGCCACCGCCACCGTAGAGGCCTCCGTTGCTGCCAAAACCGGGCTGGGCTCCGTTGCCGGTTATGCCAAGTATGATTTCTGTACTGCCACCAGTACCAGGTTGACCTGCTGCACCACCGCTGCCGCTGGTGCCACCTAGGCCCCAAATGTCCACTCCGCCACCACCGCCGGCAAATGTTGCGCTAGATCCGCCGCCACCCCCGCCGCCACCAATTCCATAGTTACCGGCTGCTAGACTAGCACCTGCTGCGCCATTGCCACCAAATCCCAAATAACCTGCTGCTCCACCACCACCGCCTGCATAGGGACCACCGTTACCGCCTGCGCTGCCAACAGATATATTGGCAGCAATGGTGAATGTACCATTGCTGGTAAATGTGTGTATGGTATATCCGCCAATTGATGTTATGGTACCGCCTGTGGCCATTTGCGTGCCTAGATAGCGCATGATGACTATGCCCGAACCACCAGCACCTCCCGAACCACCGCCACCTCCGGTGTATGCTGCACCATTGGCAGTGGTGTTGACCGTGCCAGTACTGCCCACGTATCCTGTCGTCTGCTGTGCTGCCCATATACTGTTATCACCTTGTCCACCACCGCCTAGACCTCCTGGGCTCAGTTTATTTCCGGCAGCATCCCAGTAACCAGAACTGCTGCCGCCACCTGCGTAATAGGTAGGTAGTCCACTGGTGCTGTATTGTCGCCCTATACCGCCATCGGCAAGGCCACTGGTGGCGGAGGCACCTGCTGCACCAGCACCGCCACCGCCACCACCGTAAGGTTGTACACCTGCACTAGTACCACCTGTGTTACCAAATCCAGTGTTGGCATAGGCGACACCATTATAATAACTAGTAGCAGGCTGACTTGCCGCGGCGCCGGTTTGACTTGGATACCAATTGGCACCGCCCGAACCACCTGTGGTGGCATTGTTGGTTGAGTCGTTGAATCCACCTGCTCCGCCACCATAGGCAACGATTCCGCGATTGAGATCAACAAACGGTGCAATATCGGTTTTGATTATGGGTGTGCCGGTAAAGATGGTGTAAGTGTAACCATATAAGTAATTGTTCGCACTGTTGTCTTTATAGGTACTGCTCTGTAATACCAACAAGCTGGTACTGCTGCTGGCATTGCCAGTAATGGCAGCAATGTTGCCTGACACAGTTTGAGTAGCTCGCAGTGGTGTAGTGGGTGGAGTAAATGCGCCAGTATATACAATTCCTCTAGTAAAACGGAAGTTGCTTAAATAGCCAAGAAAATATTCACTGTAACCTCTAGCGCCGCCAATGACTAGGGGTTCAGTGTTGGTGGTGATTGTGACTGCGCTTGTGTATACTTGCGTACCGTTTACATAGATAACGATATTGGTTCCGGTGTAAACCCATGCACAGTGGCTCCAGGTGTTGGCAGTTAATGTTGTTGTGCTTTCGTAATTGGTGCCATTAAAGAAACTGATAACACCAGTGGTCAATCGCAGGTAACCTTCAAATTCGGTGGTACCACTAGCGCTCACACGTTTGGCAAATATGGTCCTATAGACGCTGTAATCACCAGATGGGTAGACCCAACATTCAGCTGTCCAACTATTTGAACTTATGGCTTGTATTAACAGGCTGGTTTGTGAGCCTGTGATAGCTGCTATGTTTGCACTGGAACTCTGAGTGGTTGCCAGTGGTGCAGTGGGTACTGTAAAGTTGCCGGTGTAGACAGCAACTCCTTTGACCAGTCGAATATTACTGAGGTATCCGTTGTATTGAAAATTAACTGTACCTACATCATCATATCCAATTCTTAGTCCCTGCGATGCCGAACTAGGAAGTGTAATAGCAGTTGGGCCTGCTACCGAAACTCCGTTAACATATATTCTTGCGCTGCCGGCATTGCACACCACTGCTATATGATACCAAGTGCTCAATGCTATGGTGCCGGCCGGGGCTCCAATGAGAGTTCCCGGGGTACCAAATGGCCTATACCATCCAAAACTTCCGTTATTATCATACCCTATGTCCCATCCAGCAGCATCACCATTGGTGCCTGCCATGAATATGCGGCATTGATTTCCCGATGTAGGTGTGGCAAGTGAGTACATCCACCATTCCAAAGTCCACGTACTGCCAGTGGTAGCAGCAGACAGATCAAATGCGCTAGATGCTGGGAGAGTTAATTTTTGACTACTACCACTGAAGCTAATACTGTTCACCGCACTCAGTGGTGTTATTGCCGGCGCGGCTGCAATAGCAGTGGGCGGACCTGTTGATGTGATTATAAATCCATTGGCACTGACATCAATAGCTGGATACTGTGTGGTCAGTGCTGTTGAGTTGGTGTACTGCAACAGGGTTGCACCATTGAAGTAAACACTGGCATAGCCATCTGTTACAGGTGTTGACTGCGTGAATATACTAGGACTCACGCTGCCATAATATTTGGTGATGGGTAATTTAAATTGTGCATTATCCACCAGTGTTGAATTCTGCAAGGTCAACATGGTTGTGCCTGCAATGTTGGACAAGTTGGTGGTCTGTGGTGCGAAGTTGGCAGTATAAACTGCTGTGCCATTTACTGTACGCAGGTTTGAAATGTAAACATTGGCAGAATATGTGTTTTGCCCGGTGGCTGCACCATCTCTCAAATTACCAATCCAAAAGGTGCTGCTGCTTTGCACCACATTACCGCCGGCTGCTGCCACTGAGTTAATGTCTTGATATCCGTTGATATAAAGATAAACATTACCATTCAACCGAGTAGCCGCCACATGTGTCCACTGCCCACTGGGCACACGCATGCTGCTGGTGGCTCTAACAGTGGCACCAGTGCCCCAATAAAAATCCAGGCTGGTGCCGTTAAGCCCAAACACCCAGGGTTGCGCTACAGCACCGGTCCTAGTTTCAATAATGTTAGTACCAGTGGCACCATAAGCATTAAGATAGATCCAGGCTTCTACTGTAAAGTCATTGGTCAAAAATGACAGTGGGTACAGTGCCAGTGTCACTGGTGACGGTACTGTTGCACTAAAGGTGGCGCTGCCGTTATTGGTTACCACTGTGTTATTAACACTGGCATCTAGTATTTTATTAGCATCATTTTTTACCAACAGCAATAACGCTGTACCAGATACGTTGCCCAGTGGCGGCGTAGGTGTAAATGCCGCGGTATACATGGCAGTACCTTTGACTATACGGAAGTTGGTGATCAATCCATTAAATGGCCTACTAGACCCGTCAACTGCACTATTGCCTATATTTAAACCATTATTGCCGGTATTGCTCATGGTACCAGATATAACAATGGTAGTCTGCGCCACACCGTTTATGTATGCAGTCATTGTGCCACCATTGCGTACTAGAGCAAAATGGTACCAAGTACCAATGGCAAAAGTAACTGACACGTTTTGAATTGCTGGAGCACCGGCGCCACCATCGCCGATGAGCCATTGTCCGCCCGTGCCACTAAGGAAAAACGCATACGAAGGATTCACTGTGCCAGTGGTACCGCCCTTCCAAAATATACTCTGCTGACCAGTTACCGAGTTGGGATAAAACCAGCACTCAACTGTCCAGTTTGGTGCGCCGGTGGCAAGATCCAGTGGCCCTGACGTGGTACCGGTCATTGACAAATACTGTGTGGTGCCGTTAAAACTCAAACTGCCTGCTGCTGAGGTTGTGACATTAGCGGTTGTAGTAGACACTGTGAGATAGTCAAATTGACTGTAGCCATTGAACCAGTGGCTATAAGTAGGCACATAAGGTAATATGGCACTGTCGCCGCCGCGAGCCGACACATTGCCACCACTGCCAACTACAACATTGGCTGTGGTTCCTGCAGGTATTTGTAGATTACCAATGTAGACTAATCCCCCTGCTCCGCCACCTGCGCCACGCAGGTGATAATTGGTGCCGCCACCACCACCGCCGGCCACTACCAGAGTTTCAACTGTGACATTTGATAGAAATGAGCTACTTATTGTCATACTAGTTATTTACTTAGAATGTGATCGAGCCAGAAGTCTTGAATATGTATGTCCTATATCCATTGGCAGTTTCCAATATTGGGCTACCTGTAGTACTTGCTGCAATGTTATATGCATCTGGGTAACGGATGACGACTACACCTGCGCCGCCTGCGCCGCCTGCACTGCCGCTGCCGGATTTAGCTCCTGCACCACCACCGCCGCCGCCGGTGTTGATAGTTCCGGCAGCAGCGACTGCTGCTGTTGGAACAACACTGGTGCTAATTGTAACTGGCGGTGTAGTATTAGTTAACGTAAATGGTACACTGCTACTATCAACAACGCTTGCCCCCAATAACAACAGTGTGGTGCTAGCAACAAGTTTGGTAAGTGGCAATGATGGAATTCCAGGATTGCTACCTGTATACAAAATAGATTTAGTTATACGCAGATTGGTAATATATCCAGGCCAATATCCACCAGGTACTGTATATTGATAACGGCCAATGGCCAATACATAACTGGCGGCGCCAGAAGCGTAAGTTAATGAGTTTTGCTGCACAGCTAAAATTTGAACACCATTAAGGAAGAAAGTTCCCGTTTTACTGCTGGACGTAAATGTAAACGCCGCATGATACCAAGTATTTGGTGTTACTACCGCGCCTGTTCCACGGAAAATTTGAGCCGTTCCACTGGCACCCCTCAGTATCCATACACTGAGATCTCCTGCCACTAGATCACTTACATCAAAAAACATTCCAGTGTCAACAGTTCCTGTGCCAGTGCTTATAAGTGTGTAGCTGGCATTTGCAACTCCAATTGTAGTCAAATAAATCCAAGCTTCTACAGTATAATCTTGCAGTCCATTATGTAGATAAATGAAGTCAGAAGTAGTGCCTGCTGTTAGGTATGATGATGAACCATTAAAACTTAGACTGCCAGACACTATTACGCTGCCACCACCTGCACCGCCGCCAATACCGCCGGCACCAATGGCAGTGCTAGCATATACACCACCGCCGCCACCTCCACCAAAATAAACATTACCAGTTACAACTTGTCCAATTACCGCAGTATTGGCCTGCGTAGTGGTAATCAATGGCGTTATGGCTCCTACACCTCCTGCACCACCAGCACTGGCCGATCCCGCCAATCCTGCACCTCCTCCTCCTCCGCCACCACCGCCACCAAATGCTGTCGAAGTACTAGAGCCAGCTGCACCTGCGAATCCTTGGCCAGCTGTGGCTGCACCACCAGTACCGGCCGCAGTCCCCCCTGCGCCGCCGCCGCCCGATCCGCCCAATAAACCTGCGTAAGCATACGGTGAGGCGTTGGCGGCATAGCCACCTCCACCACCGCCTGTGGCATATACGCCAGTAGCAATGCCGCCTGGAGCAAGTGTACTAAATGTAACTCCACCATTATTTACTGGGGTAAGAGGACTACTACTAGTATCAGTTATATATAATGCACTGGTGGTTACATTTAATAATGATTTTGTATTAGTAACATTCAACGGAACTGCTGGTGTAAATCCACTGGGGTACAGTGCAGTGGTATACACCGCAGTTCCATTAACCACCCTGACGTTGGTAATGTATCCGGCAAATGGATCGTTATAGCGGCTGTTGACTGATTCATCACCCACATAAAACGGATAACCTGAATTTCCTATACTACCAGTAATTTGATTGCCAGTGTAGCTGTTAAATACACCGTTGAACCAAAGATTATGATTTCCGCCAGAGCGAACATAGGCCACATGAGTCCAGGCATTCAACGGTGCGATACCAGCAGTGGGGGAGGAATAATTTCCACTACCTGATCTGGTTATTACAAAAAGACCGCTGGATGCGATAAGAAGACTATATCCGTCGGTATCGCCACCACTTTGCCCACCGTTAGAAAATATCATTCTGGCATGGCCATTTGGGCCACTGTATGAAGTTGGATATATCCAACATTCTATTGTAAAATCTCCAGTCATTTGGAATGCTGCTGCACTGTAGGGAACACTTACATTGTTGCTACCGCTAAAACTTAAACTACCGCCCACGGTACCCAAAATACTATTAGATCCGCTAGAGCCGTTGCCTGTAGTGCCTCCTGCACCTCCAGCACCTACTGTAACTGTATAACTAG